CACGGATCATTAGCCCCTCAGACGAAGTCCAAGGTCTTTGTCAACTCTACCCGCTATTTGAAGAAATTAGCATAGGCGTCTTCATAGGAAACCAATTTTGGTTCCTTGTAGATACCCTTTCTAACTTCTTCTATAGTATTAAGGTTCGGTAACATAGTCGGTATAAGTTTATATAAATCTCTTGAAGAAGTGAATGTTGATTCAGCAGTTGCTGACCCATACATGATCTCCTCATTTTGATTGATATTACTAATACCCTTCTTAAATATCTTTCCCATATTCATAAGGTCCAGGATTTTGTTCCTATCTTTATCGAAGAAAGAATCGATATCAAGAAGTAAAAGTTCTTTAGAACACTGTCTTATGTCAAGATTTGAACAATCTCAACTTTTGACAGTCTCTTTGAATTTTTCTATGTAGTTCACTATACCGTGGAATATAACATAGTCGTTAAGCTCATTTAGATCCTTAAGATCAAAGATTTTACTCTTTGTCTTTATGGTTTCAAAAATCGAGTTTAACTTCTTAAGGTTATTTCCAGCAAGTAATCCCAGTCCATCTCCCATCACCCGTTCTATTTCTGAGCGGATTAATGATTGGTTTGGAACTAGATATAGTTCATTAGTTATGTTTTCTACCAGCATGTTTCTTAACATGTCTGGTGTTGCATAACCAAATGCTATATCTAGGGATTTGATGAACATACTTATCCTTTTCTTGCTCTTCAGATTAAATGAATAATATTTATCATTGATCTTAAGACAAGAGTAGAGTGAGGTTACAACAGAAGCTAAATCTTTACAGACTCAGCTATTCCCTTTGACCTTAAAATAGTCATAGAGAATACTGGCAACTATGAAGGGATTTTTGATATTTCAAATAATTCCTCTAGTTGGAAGTCCCGTTATTTCTCTCCCCCCTTTAAACCATCTTTTCGCAAATTCATAAGTATCGTGAGATACATGTGTTTTGTTTAAAGATATTTCTATGCCAAGACGATTACATCACTTTATATACATTCTTGCAACTTTGTTGTTTTTTATAACAACATCGTCACCAAGAATTATGTATTGTGAAAAATTGTCTATGCCACATAGGAATGCACATCAGTGCACTAGCATGTGGTGACATAGAGTAAAGGCAACTCAAGAAGAATAAGCACCCATTGGTTGACCAACTGAATATTTCAGGTAATCACCCTCTGGAGTTTTAAACTTCCGGGTTGAAAGGACAAGATGTCATCTATCCGCCAATTCAGAACTGAATATTTTCTCAAGAAGTCTTTTTTGTAGACTAATCGGGAATCTATCAGTGGCTGAGGATAGATCTAGAGATCAAAAGTCTTGATCATTCTTTTCTCAACAGTGTGTTGGATCTTGAGTAAAGGTCCTATCACACGGAAAGTTATGAAGTTTATTCATTAACTGACTGTGTATAGGTTTAAGAAATAGCTGAGTATAGTAATCTACTATAGCAACTATTCTTAACTTACACTCTGGATCATATATGAAACTTAACTTACCAATAGGTTTTACCTGTTGATGTTGTTTAGTTCACATATATCCATACTGTTTTGAAAAGAAGTCAACACCATGACTATCTGTTATACCCCATAAGTTCTGAATGTCATTATAACTATACGAAAGTATAGAATTCTGAGCAGTCAAACTTGTTGGACCACCAGGTCCAGCTTTTGTTGAAAGATATATATCTTTAACACTAAATGGAGGTATGACGGATTTCAGATTAAACTCTGAAACGAATCTTTTAATGAAGCCTGAAGGTATGATTTTACTCATACTTCCTGGTCTCGTTATAGATCCATAGTCTGGTTTGATTTTCTCTTTATCCCTCTTACCTTTTGGGACTAATGTCCTGCTAAGGATAAGAATAGTATTTAAGAACTTAAGTTCTTCTATACTACCTCCTTTATAGAGGGGATAGAGAAATTCAAGAGCCTTTGGTCAGTGAGTTTCTTTGTTAAGTCCTATCATTAAGTTATTCTTCTTTAAAGGATGTCCACATATAACTCTTGTTATATGAAGGCGCATGCCCTTAAGAAGTTTGACGGAATGAACTAAACCTTGGGTTTTGATCATTTTTGTCAATAATTTAAAATAGGGACCTAAAAAGATACCGACTTTAATATTAGGGTAAACGAGTTTACAAAGTTGTAATACAATTTTGTACATAAGTTTATTCATTAATATTAGGTTGAGTGCTGATTACAGCTTGCTTAAATTTTGATACTGCACGGGATTCACCGTAGCAGTTGACAGTATAAGTAATGCTTCAGAATTAGCGCTTCACTTAAGATCTATCAACTACTCTCTTAGTAGAGGTGGATTACTGATTGAGTCCCTTGAAAGGGGAATCAGAAGTTAACAACTTCTTCCATGAAGTTTAGTGGGATCTGGCCATCTGG